CCATTTTGTGCAATAAATGATGATGCAGTTACATCTCCGTTTGCTTGTAATACAAAGTTACTAGACGATATTTCTAAAGTTCCATTGCTACCACTTATAAATGATGAGCTAGGATTTCCAAAAAAGAACTTATCGGTTCTAACATCAATTTCATTATCGCTAGTAGAATATCGAAAATAACTAGAAGTATTTGCATATAACTCTAAACCAACACCACTATATGGACTACCCTTTGAAGTTTGACCAGCAAGAGCACTACCACTCCAAAGCAAAAATCCAGGAAATCCAGAATCGAATCCTTGATATCCCAATGATCTAATAAATCCAGTACTGGTATCGCCTGTTATTGCTACTCCGCTATTTAATGAATTTGCCACATATAAAGATCCAGTAAGCATTGAAAAATCACCGTCTACATAACGATTACCACCTTCCCAATCTTTGTCATACACATATGTTACATGATTACTTGCAACACCATCAACATTATAATATTCTACCTTAAATGATATCTGATTATCTATTTTATGTGTTGTTTCTACAAATGTTTTAATTCTAGTATAATTAGGAGTATAACCAACATCATTATCTGTTGTTGTCTTTACATCTGATATTTGCCATTGGCCAGATTCTACTACAAATATTAATGCACCATGGCCAGCATTGTCAGTTTCAAAATTAAACACAACATCATCAAATCTTTGTGAATCTGCAGTTACTCGTAGTTCTCCGATTCGTTTCCCTAATGTTACTGGTAATTCCTGATTAAATAAATCTGTTGTATCAAAATCAAATGCACTACCTGACATATAAACACTAATAACCGGGTCATTGTTATTGCTAACACTACTACGTGTTCCCAATGCATCAAATGTTACCTTATATGAACTAGTTGCAATAAATACTCCGTTATATGCATTTTTTGTTTGAAATGTTAAAACACTGTTATTTGCTGTTATGTCAGTAGCACTATCTATTAATACGGCTCTATCTAATGATGCAGTTGTCCATGTTAATGTTGGAGCGGTGCTTTCTATATTACCTTGATATGAATGACCTTCCCAATATGTGTCAATCGTGCTCTGTGTTACAAATGTTCCTATGCTAACGTCTGGTAATAAAGACGATGTGCTAGGCACAAATATTTCTGTTTCTTCCAATTCAACATCATTAATAAGATCCCATGTTCCTACAGTTCCTTTATTATTAGTATATATTTTTGTGCGGCTAATGTCACCAGTTGCTGGTTCTAAACCTTCTATTTGAATATATGCAAAGGATTGTGAATTTTCAGTTTCAACATATGTTGGTGTTGCTTCATATGATATAGAATATGCAGATGCATCAAATGAATTATATGTATGCGGAAAAATACTTTGGCTACTATACACTGTATATTCTTGATCTAACAATGCTGTAGTCGGAGTTAATATCTTTTTTATTGTTGATGTATACGCCGTTGTACTAATCGGATACGCTGGTGTAGGAGTTGGATTTGTTGGTGATGAAACTGTGAGTGTTCCATTTTGCATATCAGATTCTAATTCTCCACCGATTAATTCTATTGCTGGTTGATTATTCAGTGAAAAGAATCTTACTTGTCCGGTATTATATGTTGGAAATTGTGTTGTTGCATATTGCCTATCCAACTGCACTCCGATTTGCTCTTTAACGATAACTGTTGGTAATCGGTCAAATATAATTTCAGAAACATTAGCTACCATTGGATTAACAGGCACAGTACGTGACCATCTAACATTGACTTTGTTTTGCCAATCTGGTGGTGTTGGATTATTTTCTATGGTGGCAGCATCAGCTACTAATGTAATGGTACAATCACCGGGAGAGGTATCTTCATAAATATAAATTGCAATAACACGACTCTTATCTTCATCAATATAATCAACAACTTCAGAATATATAGGATCGCCATTATAATCTAAAACTTCGAACCCTAATGCACCACCGGTTCTTAAATTAGTTGGATGGCCTCGTAATTTAAATAAATTTTTACCAGCAGTTAATCTAGTTGGAAATTCTGATATTTGAAAGTATTCTGGAGATGTTAACGATTTATCTTCATACAAAACCGGTATAAATTCTAAACCTTGATATACAGCTTCTTTACGTTCCATTGATAATTTACACTTTATATATAAATATCAAATGTGTAGAATCTGGCTATATCCGTCAGTTTTGTTTACTTCAATTAGGTTGTCTACCATATCACGCATAGTATCAACATGCGATATAATAATTGAAAAATCAAATTTAGTTCTAAAATAATCAAATAGATTTGCAACTGATGCAATATGCTCGGCATCTAAACTTCCCCAACCTTCATCGATTGCAATAAAATTAGGTCTAGGTAATGCAGACACATTGATAAGTGCAATTCTAATTGCTAAACTAGATATAAATCGCTCCATACCACTCGTTAATTCTAATGGCCAATAGTTATCTTCATCATATATAATATATCCGTTAATATTTTTACCATCAGTATTCATAACCATATTAAAATCAACTACTTGATTTAAAACATTATTTATTTCAGTTTCAATTTTTGGTATTGCTTTGGATATTAAGTCATATGGAATACCATCACGTTTTACGGATTTCAAATAGTATTCATATGCTTTATATTCAATTTCTAATTGTCGGTATATTTCTAATTGTTCTAATGCAGTTTTTCTTTTTGTTTTAGCTACCTCAATTTCTCCATGATTCGTTTTTATCTGATCTTGTAATTTTTTAATCTTTTTTGTTACATTGTCAATTTCAGACTTACATGTAGTAATTTTATTATCTATTTCAATATTATGTTGTATAGCAGACTCATTACGTTTAAATAGCTCTTGTCGTTCTATATTATTTTCTAATTCTGATTCTTTTGTTTGAAGATCATTTTCGTGAATTTGAAGTTGTAGTTCATGTAGTTCTATTTTATTTTTATATAACTCAATATTGTCAATTGAATTATTATAATTTGTAAGATCAGTTTTAGCTACAGTTAACTTGTCTATTATTGTATTTTTTGCATCAATATTATTCTGAATATTATTTAATATTTCTCTATCTTGATTAATCTCGTCCTTTGCTTGTATTGCGTCTTGCACAAAAACGTTAGAGACACAGTATTTACAATCTGGATCGTATTCGTGTGTTTCGAGATGTTCAATTTTTGTTTGCTTATCATTTACAATCCTTTGTTGTTTTTTCAGATCATCCTGTAAATCATCTAATTGGAATTCAGTGTCTGTTAATTGCTGAACTTTATCTTTTAAGTCTTGTACATTATAATTTTGTGTTTTAACTGTTTCAGATATATTATCAATTTTGTCTTGATATTTTGTTATTATTTGTTCAGTTTCGTCAATTGTTGTTTGTAATGTTTCTATTTTATCTATTAAATCAGTTTCTGTTTCTTGTAATATACTAATATCATCACCTTCATAACTAGTAGGTTGTTTAGTTTCTATTAATTGCAATATATCTTCTTGCAGTTTATTTCTTAAATCCTGATTTGTTGATTCTTTTTTATTTATATCTTTTATTAGTTTACTATTATCTTTAATAACAATGTCGGCTGATGTAATAGTTTCAGCAAAATCTGTTTTCTTGAATGCTTTTAATCTACCAGACGTTTCTTTAATTTCATCAGTAGCTAAATGATATAATTGTTCAAATACTGTTATATCTAAAAACTGTGATAATAGATCTTTTCTTTCTCGTTGTGATTTTTCTATAAAGTTATTATTATCTGCTTGTAAAGAAAATGCAGTTAATATAAAATCATTATATGTTCCTAGATAACGGCGAATACTTTTATTAGTATCACTACGCTCATCACCATTTAAGTTTTCAGTTTCAGTATAAAAATTAACATCTACCTTAACATGATTATCTTTCTTTTTATTACCAACACGTTCAATAGTATATAACACATCATTCATTTTAAATTTAAAAATACCTTTAAATGAACTTTGTTTATTATTTAATACTTCGTGTGCTTTACTAGTTTTACTACATTTATCAAATATAGTATATGTTATTGCGTCTAATAAAGATGATTTACCACTAGTATTTGATGCAAATAAACCACAGACATCACTCATTTTATTAAAATCAACTCGATTACCTTCTCCATATGAAAACATGTTTTCGAATTCAAATGAAACCGGATGCCATGTTATATGTCTTACAGATTCTACTGCAGGTAATTTTGAATTAATGGATCTGTTAATATGTCGTATTGCGTCTAACTCATCTGGTGTTGCCGTTAGAAATTTAACGTTAATAAAATCAGTTAACAATGTATTTTGATACTCAACATCTCGAACATTGCCAATTGTAATTGAATTTGCATTTGTTTCGTGTTTTGCTGCAATGGTTCTTTGTATTGTTATGTCTTGTACATTATATTTTTTACGTATTGTTGTAACTAGTTTTTTCATATCAGACGCACTAGTTTCGTTAAACTTGATTCTGATACGAGGTTTATTAGGCATACGGTGTGGCGACTTAATTATATGAGGACCATCGGTTTCTATGGTAACATATCCATAGTCATTATGTATTTCTACAAAATCAGCCTTTTGTGTTTTAACGTCCCAAATTAATATTCCATGATCTAATGCTTCTCCATGATTTTGTTGTATCAATGATCCAGGATATGCAATAGTGTCTGTTAAGAATTGAGCTGGCTTATGTATATCGCCTAACAATGTCATATCGTGACCATTAAATAATTCGGTTGTTACATGTTCATTTGATATTTCATAACCAATGTCAGTTTTTGCATTATGAACTGCACCATGATGTAATGCAATCTTTATGTTGTCAGTTTCAATGTCATTACCATTAACATATTGTGCTGGTTCTACATCTACTGCCATATGATTCCATGTTATGCCAGCAAAATCAAATACACCATTATCTTTAATAAAAACAATATCATCATTTTTTATCATATCTAATACCGGAGACAATGCATCTTCACGATATAGATTGTTTAAGTTCATGTCATGATTACCTAAAATTACAATTGTAGGAATATTAAATCCACGAAAAAAGTCAGTAAGCATTCGTATCAATTCAGGCGACATATCCAATTTGCTATGCACAATATCCCCAGTAACCACTGCAATGCTATTTTCTGTTTTAGTTTGATTGATGTGATTAAACATGTTTTCAAAAACGTGTCTATATTCTCGATGCCTTTTTAACGTACGAATATGAACATCAGAAATATGATAAATTTTATCAGCATTCTGTATTTTACTTGGTATTTTTGTTATTTCCATAATAATCCCATTTGGAGTTGCATTAGTTTTTCAAATGTCATGACTCCGGTATTTTCAATAATTTCAGTGATGCGATGAAATCCTAAATCCGATGCATCTTGTTCTTTCAGTTCTATAAAGTATACATTTAATCCTTCGCCCATAAATTTTTCTGCGATTGATAATGCATTTCGAATTGCGTCTTCATCTAAACATATGTAAATGTCTTTAACACGCTTTTCAATAATTTTCTTTTGTAGATTTGGTTGAATTATTTTACCAAATAATGGTATTGCATTTCTTTTGATTGCAATTGCATCAAATGATCCTTCACATAATATAATTGGCTCTTCCCAATTAATAGTTAAATCAAATCCAATAATGTCTTTTGATATTTTAGGATTTTTATGTTTGTATTTATCTGCTTTATAATAGGCTCTACTTACAAAATAATTTAAATGACCTGTACAGTCATAACTAGGAATAATAATTTTGCCACTATATTCTCCAGATTCACAATATCCAATTCTATATTTTAATATATCAAATATTGTTACTCCTCGTTTTTTAAGATATGACATTGCATTTCTAAAATCTGGAGTTTTCTTCGGTTTCCATAATGGTCTATAATCTTCTGGCAATGCAATTACTTCAACAACTTTCTCTTCTGTATCAAAATTCTTGTATTTTGCTGATTGAATTATTTTAGATAATTGTTCGAAATATTGTTTACCCAAGTTCATTTGTTTGAATAAACTATTGATACTTCTTCCCTTTTTATCAGATATCCAACAATGCCAAGCATTTTGACCGTCACTCGTTGTGTTGATGTCTATTTCTAATTTAGGTTTATAATGTGAAGTAAATGGAGAGAAGAATGCAACGTTATTACCTGATGTTGATTTACCTTTTCCTAGTACTGATTCTAGTAACTGTAATAACTTGAGATTTTGCATATAATATATAATAGAAAATTACTGTAATATATCCAATTAATCCAATTAATTATTATTATATATATTATATATTAATATTGGTTAGACACATACACTCCATTTCTGGTCTAACGATCGATCCAAGACTGAATCAATCATTTTAAATAATTAACATCATTTTAATGAATATATTATTTTTTTTTCACAAATCAAACCTTATTCGAAAAAACGTTTCGGATCTTGTGCTTCTTCACCTGGTTTCAAGCATTCTTGCATCCATTCTACTGGTATTTCTTTTTTTGCTACGTTGGGTATACCTAGCTTGATTGCATATGCTTCATATGTTGTTTTACTGGCTTTAGATATCTTTTGATTGGGATTTTGAAACACCATTCTTATATCAATATCTGGATTTGACTTTAATACATGTTTCATTTTTTTTCGATCAACTGCAGTCCAACGACCTTTAGTTTCAATATACATTAATTCGCCATTCTTTTTAGTAAACACAAAATCTGGAGTATATTTATGTTTTGATTCGGGTATTATATAATGAAGTGTTTCGGTTTCATAACAAACTTCATATGCATTAGATTTTATTTGTTCTGCTACAGTTAATTCTAATCCTGATTTATAACCGTATTTATAAGCTGCTTGTCGTTTTTTACTTCCAGCAGTATGCCAATGATTTCGTTTCATGTAACTTGTTTTCTATTATTTTTTAAAAAGCGTTGTTAACAATATGTAAATTGATAGTATCGGAAATATTATTGAAACCCCCCAAAACGCCATTATGTTTTTTAATTGTGTCATAACCATTATGTTTTTACCAGTTAACATCAATTTCACCTTGTACCGTTCTAGTTATAGTGTCACCTTCGGCACTATTCGTTAATGTGATTGTGCAGTTATTTTGAAACACATCGTCAATCGAGTCTACAATTTCGTAGATCCATTTTTTAATTTCACTGTAATAATCTTGTCCGGTAACTGCTACACTTCCAGCTAATTCTCCCTTAAGCCAAGCCAATGCCACCGCTCGATTTGCTAGATATGCCTTTGCTGCACCATCTTCGTCGTCATCTCCAATAAAATTTCCAAACCCGGTGGCATTGAATTGATCAAACATTTCTTTGTGTGTCACCGGCCGTTTTTGGCCTTTAGGTCCTGAACCGGATTCCTTCCAAAAATTGTACTCAGCAACAACCCAGTCTTTAGCTGTCTGCCAATAATCCGCATTCGATTCACTTCTAACACCGTTTTTCCAATTTTCTTGTGATGATTCTATACTTCCTTTTGCTGTAAATGTAGCTGGTCCTGACATTTTACCATCAACATATGTAGCATCTCTTACATCGCCATTGCCATATGTTATTTTAATTATGCCGTTACGCTTACCATCAACCCACGTGCCAGTAATAACAGTACCCCATTTAGTTGACCTATATTCCCCTTTACCGGATTTTTTACCATTTACCCAAGAACCTATATACACATCATCATTGTTATATGTAAGTTTCCCTTTACCGGTATATTTCCCGGGAAATGTACTTTGGGTGAAGTTGGTCGAAGTTGGGGTCGGTGATGGACTAGGTGAGCTAGAACCCCCTACTCGGGTCGGTGATGGACTAGGTGAGCTAGAACCCCCTACTCCCCCAAAGGCTTCTGGTGCTGCCGATGTAGCTTGTTCATTAATTAAATATTCATTGATTAAATCTTTTAGTTTTATGTTTATACCAGTTCCTTTAAAATAATTTATAGACTCACTAACTGTAGTTAATGTTTTTCGTAATTCATCAATAACGCCAGCTTTATCTCCAGCCAACCACTTAACAGTCAAACGATTGTCATCTGAGCCGTTTAATTGATGTAATGCAGATAAAGTGATATTACCGATAACCCCACCCCAACTACCATCCGAGCCTTTAGTTCGATACTCTGCAAATTTTTTATGAAAATCATTTAATGGATGAATCTTGATTCCAACTTGATACAATAATTCTTGAAATGCCTTTGCATCTGCAGTACCTTTACCTAAATTATTAACATCAATTGTTTCTGTACCTTTTACGACGTTCTGCACAACATCTTTTGTTTTTTCAATTGCAGGTTTCTTTTTTTCTAATTCTTTTGCAGCTGCAACTTCTGCGTCTGCTTTTTCTTTAGCTGCCGCTAATTCATTTTGTTTTTTCAGTAATGATTCATATTGTTTAAAAGTTACAATAACAGATTGATTAAATTGTCCACTTTTATACTCATCAAATACCTGATCAGGTACATTAGGAAAAGTTTTCTTTTTATTAATTATATAAACATCCCATAATGTTTCTTTTTTTCCACTATTAGGATTTTGATCATCAATAACAAATATATATTCTCCATTTGAATAGTTTTTATACCCTTTATTTTTTGGAATTTCATTAATAACTTGATCTGCGGTCAGCGGCGGATATTTTTTTCCTATACCATGTTTATCAATAAACATATATGCAGTAACACCATATTTAAATTTATTTTTAAGTTTTGATATTAAAGCAGAACTTGCAAGTGCAGTTCCAATATCACCACGCTTCAATTGTTCCGCTACTATCTTTTCGAATCGTTTCATTTATTATTATCCATTTTATATAAATATGTTTTTGTATAATTTACCAATCTATTAAAACTAAACGACCCTGCCAACGCATTATATTATCGGTTTTAAAGTCTAAATCTAAATCTAAGTCCATTATACCCATTTTATTAATATCTCGTTGTAATGCTCGTAAAAAGGATATTAATTCGGGGTCTACGTCTCGTGCGCCGTCTGCATTAATATAATCAAACACTGAAGCTTCACCTCCTACCTCACGAGCATACTCTTTATATGAATTCATGAACAAGTCAATATTATTTACATCATTATTATTTAATGAGCTTGCTTTAGACATTATGTATAATTGTTTAACATCATCAACATAATATATTGGTATAAATGTGCTAAATTCACTTGCACGTCCCACAATAACCGTAGCAACATCAAACTCATCAGATTCATTAGTTATTTTGAAAAGTTTGTCTTCACCATCAATTTCATAGACTCGGCCATTATCACCTTGATCGAAGAATCGATATTCATTGTTATTAATTTTACTTAATAATCTTTGTATATCTTCATCTTTTAATTCTAATAATATGTTTTTTAATCGTATCATTTTATTATGTTCTTGTCTAAATCAATTCGTATCAAGAAATTAACATCAACGTCATTTCTTTTTTTAATTGGTTGTGCTAATTTACCAATTGCTAATAATTGTCCTTCTGCATTATACAAACCAATACTTGTTATATATGGAGAAAAATCACTACCAGAAACAAATCCTCGATATGTTTGATTATCATCTTTAGTTAACGTAACATTGGTAGACATATTAAAATCACCTTGATCTAATTTTGCAGTTACGCCTAACTCATGAATTGTTACTGTGCTTTTATATGAAGCAGTAAACGGATAATTTAATATGTTTTGATATCGATAATCTATTGTGGATATCACTCCTAACCCTTGTTTTTCAAAAATATTACCAACTACTGGTGTTTGTGAAAATGTACCGCCTTCTGTTCGATCTGCTAAATATCCAACTTCTGTTGCTGTTAATGCTTTATTGTATATTCGAATTTCATCTAACTGTCCTTGCAAATTAGAATCAGCAACACCATAACCACCAATACTTAGATTTTCTAAATTATCAATTCTAGAACTAGCACTAAGTGGATGATTACTATTATTAAACAATGAATTTGTTTCTGACGCATGAAGTGTACCATCGACATACATTTGAATTGAACTACCTGTTTTCTGACAAACAACATGAGTCCATGACGATGAGACATCTGCTGAACTAGTTATTATTGATCTGAATATTGGAGATCCTTGTGCGCTAAATTCAATTTGATTGCTTCCGCTTAATTCAATTCTAAATGGATATTGTGGAGTTATAGAGCTAGTTGCTTTTGTAATTATTAACTGATTGTCGGCACCAGTATTAGATCCACTAATGAACATGGAGATTGCATAGTCTGAATCTCTGTCATATTCTCCAGCAAGATCAGTTTCTATATATCCATTACTATCAAACTTTGCAGCTAATCCCATTGGCAATGTATCACCATTAGATGCAACAACCCCATCAACATATGTTATTCCGCTAGACTCATAATTAATACGAGTAGTATCAAAATATTCATTGAACCCCTCATAAAGTTTCAATTGGTCGATAATAGATGCGGTGTCAAATGTGCTATCATTTATATTACCATATCGATCTGAAGTAAATGATGCCGTATTTGGAACTGTTAATTCAAATGATGCTAATTTTATACCTTCACCTATTTTAAGTTGTGGGAATGAAAATATACTAGCAGTTTCATATAAGAATTTTTTAGTTAAATTTAAATTGGTTTGACCAAAATTATAATACGGTTGATTTTTATTCTTATAAAATAAATGATTAACTGAGAAATAAGTAACACTTTGTAAACTACCATCAATATTTGATGCGTCATTATATACCAACGTTGTTTCCAATGCTGGTAAATATGCTGGATCAATATAAACTCCCTGTAGCGGTAACATACTACTAGTAGCACTTCCACTATAAACAGTAAATATTTTATGTGCTTGAAATGGATTAATCTGAATATCTGTTGAATCTATTTTTTTAAATACGGTTGGGTACAATCCCTCAGATATATCTTCATTGTTTATTTGCGTTTCCGACATAATAGTAAAACCTCGTTACATTTAATATAAATATAACGAGGCTAAAATACGTATTGAAATATTAAAAATCTAATTTTACTCTAATCAATGCTTCACTCTGGAATGATTTCAATAATGGCTTAGATAATTTAGACACTGCTAATAATTCTTGAGCGTCATTATATAATCCAACGGTTGTAATATACGTTTTTGGATCACCAATAAATGTACTCTGAGCAATTTGACCATCACTACCAGTTATATATGACGGATTATTTGAGAAATTATAATCTGCATTTTTTATTCTTACAAAATAATGCGTACTAGTTACTTTTTCAGAATTTCTTGCTAAGAATCCATATGGATCACTAGTTGCTGGATTTGTTATTAAAGAAGATCCTGATACTGAATGGAATAAACGGAAATGATTATTTCCTTCCGAACTAGATCCGGTGTTAGTCTGATAATTTAATTGTTGATCTAACATTTTACCGTCTAATACCAATGTACCAAAGTCAGGATAAACTAATCCATAATAAATTGGGCTAGTAGAATTATAAACTCCACCATCAATTGATCCTGATACTATATTATAAACACGTCCCGAGTCTCCAACTGATGCATTAGCAATACTTGAATCATCAATTAACGAAACAACTACACTACTACTAACTGCTACATTACTACCAGTTGCATTAGTATCTAATGAAGCTGACATATATCGCAATGGTAATTCAAAATTACCAGCATCTAATCGTTCTTTTAATCGATTACGTTTAAAATTGAGAACATATATAGAATCAGTACTCCCAGAACCAGCAGTGGTAAATCTAGAATCAGTCGGATTTAATAAAAGTTGACGGTATTGTGAATAAATTGCTTTAGATGGGGAATCATTAAGTTGACCTTGTGAATTCGACCCACTTCCTAATGCATTACCATATGCTGCAGCAAACTGAACTGCAGAACCATCTAGACTTGGATTTCCGTCTAATATATCAACATAATATCTACGTTGTGATTCTGTTTGTGTTGATGATGTAAAATAAGTAGTTAAACTTGCTACATTACCACTCCACAACCCTGCAGTTACCGTTTCTGTTTGACCTTCTACAACATCAGCAGTCATATCAAATTTTGTAAATGTACGACCATTTCTTGAAAGTATTTGTGCCTGTTGTTGTTCTGCAATCATTTCAGCAGCCAATTGTTGAGCCAATTGTTGTACTTGTTGATTTACTTGATTAACATCAATATTTGCTGGCTGTGCTGGCTGTGCTGGCTGTGCTGCTGGTGAAACAGGAGCCACATTTCTACCTGCAGGTACTATTCCTAACTTTGGTTGTTGTTTTAATTGTTTAATTGTTTTCATGTTTTCCTATTTTAAGAAGTCGCATTTGAGATAGTAGCAGTAGATGCTTTGTTTACTGTTAAGTTAATAGTAGTAGCACCACCAGTTTCATTACCAATAATTGTTATGGTTGCTGTTTTAGATTCAACTAATAATGTTTTAGCAGATATTCTAAATTCAAATCCAGAAACCGCAATACTTTGTGCGTCTTCATTATCACCAATAAATCGTGGAATGGTAGGTAACGTAGAAGATTGTAATTCTCTAGTTACTGTTAGATCTGCTATACTAGAATCTGATAATATTGCTGTATATCCTAAGTTAGAATTGCCTCCAACTAAATTAGCAGTATTTGGAGCAATTATATTACTGGTACCAGGGCCTGGTAATATAATAGAAGCATTTCCAACAGAAATAATTGGTATATTTACCGTTTTCTTTGGCAATGATACTAATTTATATTTCAATGCCTGAGTTTCGTCTGGTATTGCTTCTGTAATTGGCATATTCTCTATAATCGTGCCATAATAATTTGTTCCCAGCGGGTGATCTGGATTCCATAGTGAGTAATCAATTTCATCATCGCCAACTGCAAATTGAGTAATATTAAATGCATTACCTCCCTTTGCTAACAACTCACGTCCTTTTAATGTGAGGATCGCATCGACAGTTACACTACTATTATTTAAATATCCCATATTGATTTACCTTTTATTTAATATAAATATATTTCAGTTAAATTTTACGTTAATATAAAACTACCTTGTGTTCCTGGTTGATTTGTATATATTAACTGATTACCGTTTGCTTGTCTAGATTCAACAACTGGTCCGCCGTCTATTGTCTGTATTGATGCAATATTAAAATCTGGACTAGTTAATTTAGATCCATTATATTTTTGATTATCAATACCAATTGGTAAATAATCTTGAACTTGTGCAAACCTTAAAGTAGACCCACTTCCATATATCCCACTGCCGTATGAATATGCACCATATACTCCAGTTCCTGGTTGATTTAGTATTTGTTTGATTTCAGATAAACTAGATGATAATATTACTGGTTGTTCCGCTCTACTTCTCCAATATGGCGTAGATGAAGTTATATAAGTACTTCCCGATCTAATTAAATTTTCGTACACATATGTTGTACCACCATATTTAGACGCTACTGAAGATGTTAAATATCCTTGTAACTGATCATCGTCAATTGCAGTTAATGTATATATATCATCAGATATAATTGCATCATAGTTTTCATAATGAGCAGACGCAGTTACTTGTGTATCTGTTATAGTTGTATTATATGTGCTATTAACACGTTCAACTTTTGGTAATATAGTATCTTTACTACGTTCCAATATATTTGGCTGAACTAATAATCCTGTTAATTTATTTACACGAGCTGGTAATAATTGATCTAACTGTTTAAAGAATGATAAATCAAATAATGTAAATATTTTAATATATCCATTAATATCATTTCGTTGACTATACTTTTTCCAATATGTTTCTGCTTCTTGTATTAATGCTGGATATGATTTTGCATTTACACTACCAGGATCTCCTATATAATCATCTAATGATTTAAATCCTAATTGTGCAATAATATCTTCATCAATCATTGTTTGTGGAGAAAAATATACTCCTAACTTAGCACTATCCAATGGAGCTTTATCAAATTGACTACGTTCAGCTCTTGTTTTAACATCTAAACTTCCAATTAATTCATTATCTTCTAAACGAATCTTATTATCGTCATATGTTCCGGCACCTAATGATATACCGTCATAATAATATGTTTCTTCAATTGAGTCATATGGAGTATTATTAGTCCAACTTGCAAAAGAAGCAGATATTCCAGAATTATTAGGTTCTACTCCAGTTAAACTACTAGTTGTAGCATGATTAATTTTTTGTGTTAGTGGAACTCTGAAAACTAATTCATCATATGCATCTACATTTCCATCATATGCTCCCGGAGCTTTTACGTGATTATCAAATGGTGAGTCTTGCAAACTAGAAGTCCACAATCTCAATTCTTGAAGTTGTCCTAATAATCGACTACCACCCGTAGTACCACCTAATGTTAATGTTCCAGTGCTAGCAAAAGAAGATGCATCTGAAGCACTTACTGCTGCTACAATTTTTCCATATTTAGATTTTTTAGCTACAACTTCTAAATTAGATCCATCTTTACGTAATACTGTGCTTAACCACTCCCCATCAAATAATTCAATATCTGCAGAGCTATTACCATTAATTTGTATAGTACCCATCGTACCAGAAGTATAATCTAATGTTACCGTGTTACTTCCTATAGTAAATAGGTTCATGGTACTAGGTAATAATGGATTAGTTATTACATTATCAGTACGGAATCTAAGTTCTACTGCTTCAATTGGTTGAGTATAATTAACTGTTACCGTACCAGCTGTATTTGTAATTAAGTCTAATGCATAATCAAAATTTAACTTTTCATATAATGGTGCTCTGTCTAATCTAGGACCACCATATTCATTAATAGTCATCAATGATTGTGGAATACCATAACATGACAATAATGCTTGTATACTTCGTTTAGTTCCTTTAGACTTCAATAATAATGGTAAATTATTTACAATTCGCCTCCATATGGTCGATGTTGACTTCTGCCCGGAAACTGAAGGGTCACCTACTGAATTAGAACCGGTAATTGGTGTACCTGTTTCTGATACACCTAATGTGTATTCCCAAAGTTTTTGACCTTGTTGACCATTAGTTAAATTCCATCCGAATTGTTTAGCAACTGAATATAATAAATCGTCAGACATTCCTAGTTTAGGATTTTCTTCACGTTTATTTATTTTAGTCATATGATTAATATATGTATATAATATATCATAATGATGACCAAGC